GATTGAGCTACAAGAACCAGATGAAAATTATACTGGTAAAGAAATAGCTGATCACGCAACTAGAATGTTAATACGCCTTGGTAGTGAAAGTGGGTATTTTCAATTTTCACCAACTAAAATGAAAGGTTGTCATTATAGATATATAGCTGGTCCAGAAGGTGGCATTACTCCACTTGCTGACAATGGAAAATGGTTTAACCTAGAATATTTAGGGCGCGAACTTGTTGCGATTGAAGGTACAATATCATGACAGCAAGAAAGGTTACTAATGAATTTTTAGAAGCCGTTGAGCATGGATGTTACGATAAGGATAATCTTATCGTGGCATTCTGCAAATACTTGAGCGAAGATGATGTCAAAGACTTCATCCGCACTAATGAACTCATGATAAATGTAAAGGATGAATAAATGATAACGGCTATATGTTATGACGAATGTGGTACTGAAGTATCTATAGAAGTAGAAAGCTTAGATGAGATACCACCAGAGTATAAATTTAGATACTCACAAAAATACACTGAGAGAGAACTAGCTGAATGGCGACTATCTCTGCAAGATGATCGTGATGATTACGATTATGAACATGATTATTATTAAGGGTATTCAAATGCGTAAAAAAAACAAATTAATTACTTCTGTTGAAGCTTGTACCCTTATGGACAATATGTCGATTGATACTTTTCTTATCTTAGAAAGGGACGAAGCCATGCCCCCACCTATTAAAGTGGGGCTTGGACGTCGCTGGTATAAAAATGAGATTTTAGAATGGTATGAAGACGCAAAAGAACACTTATGAAAACAAGTTAATTAAATTAATACCAAACGTAAAAAAATAAAAAATACCAAAAAAAATTACAGAAAATATTAATATAATTAATTTTGACATATTTTAAATATATTTAGTCCTTTGAACTGAGTGGATGGTCTTTTGGTAATAAGTCAGTATCAAATTTGCCGCGCTTAAATCTTCCTGTCCTTACTGCGTGTAAAAACCCATTTACCCTAGCATATGCCCATTGGTCTGCGCTTCTGACGCTTGGGCGTACACTTTGTGGGTTTGTTTGATAAGCACCTACGCCACGTTTGAATACCGCCTCTAACATTCTTTGGGTTACACGCTTTCCTTTTTTGTCGCCGTGCTTGTCATTATGTTCTTTTACTTTTTCAGCAAGACCCTTTTTTACGGCTTCACTTATTTTAGCCTTTACGTCCATAATGTCTTCATTATTAAAAAATTCTTCTAAATCAAAATTTTTATCACGCTCTTTGTCTAATTGTGCTGTTTTACGTCTTGCCCATGTTTGACCAGCATCGCCACCCCATAACAACCAAGCAATAAGACCAGCACTTGGATAACCCTTTTCACCTCGATTAAATCCTTGCCCTTGCTTATCTACCTCATGTCTACTGAAATAGCTGTGCATTCTTCTTACTGTTCTTGGGCTTAATCTTTCGCGTGATTTTAATTGATTTGCTCTTGATACACCTACCATTGTGCCGCCACGATTAAATTCTTTTCGTAATTTTAATCCACGCTCTGCATTTGTTTGCATTGCTTCAGTCGGCTTTGTGTCTATATCACTTTCAGCTTTTTCTTCTACTTCTTCAGCTTCATCCCATTTGTTGCAAAGATATTGTATCCGTACTTTTGCATCAAACAAATCACAATAATTGTTCTCATAATATGAGCAATTACCACATCTTTTTTCAGAATTTCCCATTCTATATGCACTAGGTAATTCATCTGGCACAGCCTCACCATCTGGGTATTCATCAAGCTTCGTTTCACCATATGCTGATTTTGCATCGTCTTCAGCACTGTTGCCACTTGCTGGTGGTACAACTGGACTACCTAATGGGAATAAATTTGCGGCGATAAATACATCGTCCCCACCATTGATAGGTGATAATCCTAATCTGTCTCGCGCCTCATTTCTTGTAAGAATGCCTTCACGTACTGCGGCTGTAACATTTTCATAGACACGCTTTCTGCGCTCAACCATTGCTGGAATGCTGTCATAATCATAATCAATTTTAATGTTATCACCGTAAGAGGGTGAAAGCCACTCATTGAGGTCGTTACAAACACGCATTGCCAAAGGTATAATTGTTTCCTCATACATAGCCAATCGTGCTTCTTGTATATTAGAATATGTTTGACTATCTGGAATACCAATGATTTGCGATGGAATACCAAAGCACAAAGCAATATCTTTTGCCGCCATGTGTTTATTCTGCAAGAAATCCATATCTCTTGGGGTCATACCCATTTCTTTCCAATCAAAATCACCTTCCAGCAACATAGGTTTACCAGAATTATTAGTACCACTCATTCTGCGGTTTAAATCATCTTGTACTTGCTTTCTCTGCATATCACTCATCATCATGGGATTACCTGATGTATCTGTAGGCTTAAATATTACTGCCCCTGATGGCCTAGCTCCATTTACAAGCAAAGCTATATTATGTTTTGCAATGAGATTATGCTGATCAACATCTATTGAAGCCGCCATAAGAGGTGACATACCTAGATAATCATCTAATGGGTTCCAAGTTTTGAAATGCTTTACTTCAGATTGACCTGTAAATGGGTCAGCTTCATAAGTTTTTACAACTTTTCCGTTTAATTTATAGTTATACCCTTTTGGTATAGCGTTGTTGCTTGGGATAATTTCTACTCTATCTGGCCTTAAAAGGTGTAATTCAGATGGCAAGCCGCCAGCGGTGCTACTAATAGCATAGCTATTACCAGATAATAAAATATACGCATAAAGTGATTGAAAATATTCATTGCCAGCCTGTATTGGATTTGGTTTGTTTAAAAGTGTTAATAATGGATGTTGCTCTAATTCTACATCGCCTTGATATACCTTAAAATTTATAGAAGCGGCGGCCTGTGATATTTCATTGACACACTTAAATACTATTGCATTTTGCTGATAGCCTTCTGTAGCATATGATTTAAAATTATCTGACCTATTATGATAAGGGGTCATTTGTTGCACATGAATTTTGGGTGCTTCTTTAAATTCTAAATCAGTTAAATTATTTCGTTTCAAAAAATCAAAAAAGGCCATTAGCTAATTCTCCACATTGGCTGTCCAGTAGACGCACTTAGTTCTGTTAATGCCCACACTAAGGCATCCATTCTGTCTGGCGACTTTCTGGAATTCGGTGTATATGAGACCATCTGATCTTCCAATTCTTTATGTACCCCGACGTGATGCACTTTGCTTTGCTCGTACAAGGCCGCGATAGGTTCTGCTCTTACTAGCTTACCACGACTTGCGTGTACTGACGAGTAAGGAATGTTTATATCTATTGTTCTTATCACTTTTTCTACTAAATCGCCACCATTATTGACTTCTGCAATCAAACGATCTGCATTATATGTATGAAAAAGACTTACTGCTTTCCTAGCCCAACCATCAGGTGTGTTCTTATGTGAACCATCTTCTAGTACATAATATTGATTATTATTGCATCTTGCCGCTACAATTATGCCTGTTTCATCACTATCTTCATTATTTGTGACGCTTGGGTCTATAGCTACAACAATTCGGTTAAATTCTGGCAAATTTTCTAAAGAAACCCTATTGTTTTCAATTACACCATATCCCCATAAAGCACCTTCTAAATCATCTAACACTTCGCCATAAAGCTCTTGTCGCCCTAATCTAGTGCCTTCATATTTATCTTTTAGCTGTGCAACTGCAACTTCTGAAAGATTAGCCGCATTATCAAATGTGCTACCTCTTGTGATTATTGTATTAGTTCTTTTTACCAATCTTCTAGTTAAATCATTTGGTGCTGGGGTTGTTGTTATAACGCATTGAGGATTTTCCCCAAGACGCAAGCCAAACATTAACTGATCAAATGCATCTGGATATTGCCATGCCGCTATCTCGTCACACCATGCCCTGTGAAATTGTGGACCTCTTAATCTTTTAGGTTCACTAGCCGCGAAGCCTTGTATTATAGAGCCATTATATAATCTAATTTCTGCGGCTGAACTTGAATAA